AGGTTTTGGCTAAATTACAGAAGCATGAATTTTAGATGATTTGAAAGCCTTGTCGAAATTCGAGCATCGGGTTTCTCAAAGGAAAGGGTAGGATTTTATTAACATCAAAACTCAAAAAATGGACATAACTATTGGTGACATTAAATTCAAAGAGGATTGGTATAGTTGCAAAAAAGATTTTTTATTAACTGATATGGAATATAATAAATTAATATATCTAATTTATTATCATTTCTCAAATGCCGAACCTAATTTGTTTGTTTCTTTAGTAAAAGAAACACGTTTGGATGGTTTTCAATTATTGAAGTTGCTGTATATCTTAAAAAAAGATTATGGTGTAATTTCTGAAAGTCCTGCCATTTTTATTCGTAGAATCTCTACAATTATTAATAAAGGCGTTGAAGTTGAATTAATAGCTTCAACGTATGGAGAGTTTGTAATTAAAAACCACCAAGTTGAATTGAATCCCAACGAATTTTGATTAAGATTAATAAATAAATATTAAAACTTAAAAAATGAATTTCAATAAGAATATAAAGAAATGTAATATTGAAGGTACAATTTTAGAGTATGAATATTGTGCGGATTCAGTAAATGCGTATCCTTTACTAAAGGACAAAGTTTATTTAGGATTTGGTAGGGTACATTCAATAAAGTGCTTTATACAAATTGGAGAAATAAAAAAACATTTTTGGACAAGTGCTAAAAGGGGTTTTAATTTTTCACGCTTTACTTAATAATTGTACAATGATTATCAATATAATTTTCGCATTAATTATAATTCAATTGCCTTCATTTATATTTTCATTTCTAATTGTTAGATGGAATCTTAAAAAATTAGGTTTTCAAAATATAGATGTTCATGATAAAATGTTTAGAATTCCGTTTTCATTTGTATATCCTTCATTAGTTACGCTTTTTATAATAGTTTATATTTGTTTAGCGTATATATTTAGTTTTTTTTAATGGTTGACAATGTGGAGCAGCGAGGGTATAGAAGCGTTTAGCAATATAATCGTTGCTGTATTATTATTATTATTAGTTGCTTAAATAAAAAGTATTATCTTTGATAAAGATAGATAGCCGTGAGGTGTCCGATAATTTCGGACGCTTCATGGCTATTTGTGTTTTAAACGGAACGGAATGAGTAGAAAAAAATCCGTGTCGGAAAAGGAAAAAGAGGGTACGTTGAAACCGACACGAGCGATTGTTGATAAGACTGCCCCGCTCAAAAATTGGGTAAAAGCACCGATTAAATTAAGCGAAAACGGTAAGGTGATTTATTCTGCGGTTTTGATGTTGCTGATTACAAATGAGGTTGCGACTAAGTTAGATACTTATGCAATTGCTTTGTTTGCCGATTGGTTGGATATTTATGAAACTTATTCTGAATTATGTCGAGATAAGGGTTTTGTACAAACTTTTGAATCAGGTGCAACCAATATCACAGGATATTTTTCAGTAAAGAAAGAAGCCAATAAAAGCGTTGAATCATACATGAAAAAACTCGGTCTTTCGATAAAAGATAGGGAAATGATTACGGCATATATGGAAAATAGGGGAGAGGAAGAAGAAGATCCTTTTTCTGCAATGGCGCGTATGATTGTAGAAACAGATTAACTGATTGTAAAGCAAAAACTAAAAAAGATGTGGGAATTGAATTGGCGGAAAAATATATTGAAGGTGTAATTGAGGGTTCAATTACTTGCGGAAATACAGTAAAACAAGCGGTTCAGCGACACATTGAAGATATTACGAAATCAAAATCAAAGGATTTTGATTATTATTTTGACATAAAAAGGGCTTCGTTGGCGTGCAAAGCGATTCGATTAATGCCGCATACTTCGGGTTCGGTTGCAGGTTTACCTTTCCAATTAGAACCTTGGCAGGCGTTCATTATTTGGTCACTTTACGGATGGCGAAAGAAGGAAGAACGAACGACAAGATTCCGAAAGGCTTATATTAAAATTGCTCGGAAAAACGGAAAGACAGAATTCTTGGCGGCGATTGCTAACTTGGATTTGATGTTTTTTCCTGTTGACGGCGGTGAAATGTATTGGGCAGCAACTAAAAAAGAGCAGGCTAAAATCGGTTGGAAGCGACAAAAGAAGATGATTGATACTTTGATTAATCGCAGCAAGGCGGTGAAAAAGAATTTTTCAACAAATATCAATCGGATTGTTGCCAAAAAATCTTCTATGATTTCGGGTTCGATTGGGAAAAACTCGGCAACGGAAGATGGTCACTTGGTTTATCGGGGTTTTATTGATGAATATCATGCACACCCGGATTCCTCCATGGTTGACATTTTGGAAACGGGAATGGGTGCTTTTGATTCTCCGCTTCTTGCAATTATTACAACGGCAGGTTATAATATGGCAGGCGTTTGTAAGCATTTAGAGGATAATTATAAAGATATTCTCAAAGGTCAAAAATCAAATGATAATGTATTTATCATGATTTTTGATTTAGATGAAAATGACGATTGGGAAGATTCTCGAAATTGGGGTAAGGCGAATCCTTCATTGGGCGGTGCTTTGAAAACGGATTATATGCGAGTTCAGTTTGCAAACGTAAACACAGAAGGCGCTGCCGCAATGCTATCTTTTAAAGTTAAGAATCTGAATATTTGGACAAATTCGGAAACTCAATGGATAAGTATTGAGAAGTGGAAAAAGTCGGCTGATATAATGTCACACGTCACTAAAGAATCTTTGAATGGTTTGGATTGTTACGGCGGTTTGGATTTGGCAAGTGTATCGGATTTAAGTGCGTTCTATCTTTATTTTCCGCTTCCGAATGGGGAATCTGCGGCGTTGTGTTGGTTTTGGATTCCCGAAAATGCGGCTTATGAAAGGACAAAGAAAGACAATGTCAAGTATTTGGAATGGGTTGAGCAGGGTTTGATTAAGACAACGGAAGGGAACGCAACGGATTATGCAATTATTTGGAATGATATTAAAAAGTTATGTCAGATATATAATGTGAAAGCGATTAATGCGGATCCTTGGAATATTCGCAGCATTGAAACGATGGTGGAAGATGAGGGATTTGATAGATTCTTTACGATAAGCCAAACCATGGGTTCGTTATCTGGGCCAACAAAAGCGTTGGAAAGGGAAATTATCAATTATCGGCATCAGCATTTTAATAATGAAGTGCTGACTTGGAACTTTCAAAACGTGACTTTAATTATTGATGATAATGAAAATTGTAAACCGTCAAAATCGAAAAGTAAGGAAAAGATTGATGGAGCGGTGGCAGGTGTAATGGCGAAAGCTGCACACTTATCTGTAAAAGAGCAGGAAAATGTTTATGAAAACAGAGGAATGAGAATGTTGTAAAATATGGGATTAGCAAACAAAATTGCGGGATTTTTTAAAGTTGAGCGGCGTTCGGTAGAATCGGTGTCAAATTACGGGCGGTTTCCGTGGTTTGGGGTGCAGACGAAGTCAGGCGTTGCGGTTGATAGGGATTCGACATTGGGTTTGTCGGCTGCTTATCGTGCGATTTGGGTGCTGTCTTCTTCGATTGCGAGTTTGCCGTTGAATGTTTATAATATTGAAAATAAAAAAGTTACGCTTTTAGTGGCGGATTCGATTAGTAAATTATTGAATCATAGACCTTCGGGTTTATATACCCCGTTCACTTTTAAGCAAACTATGATGACGCATTTGCTGATCGATGGTAATTGCTTTATTAAAAAGAAATACGATGCAACTCGGGCGGTCACCTCTTTACGCATTTTAGATTATAGAGAAGTTGCGGTTTCTTATGATGAAAATACGGAAGAAAAGTTCTTTAAATATAAATCTAAAGAATATACCAATGACGACATAATTCACATTGTCGGGATGGGTTTCGATGGTTTATTGGGTAAGTCGCCCATTGCGGTGTCTCGAGAAAATATAGGATTGTCAATCGCTTCACAGCAGTATGGAGAAGCGGTATTTAAAAATGGGGTGTTTGCTTCTGGTGCGATTGAGTATCCAAACGCCTTGAAAGATGATGCTTACGAACGTTTAAAGAATTCGTTTACGGATGCTTATTCGGGTTTGCAAAATGCAGGAAAACCTATTTTATTAGAAAACGGTGCGAAGTTCAATCCGATAAAATTAGATGTTCAGGATGCCATGTTTTTGCAGCAGCGACAAATGACGGTTTACGAAATCGCAAGAATATTCGGTGTCCCTCCGCATATTCTTTATCAATTAGATAAGGCGAGTTTTAACAATATCGAAAGTTTAGGGATTGAATTTGTTCGCTATTCTTTACGACCTTGGTTAGAAATGATTGAAAGTGCTTTTAATTTAGACCTGCTTCGGGATGATGATTTTGGTAAAAAAGAAATTCGTTTTGATTTGGATGCGATGTTAAGAGGTGACACGGCAAGTCGTGCAGCATTCTATCAATCGTTAATTCAAAACGGAATTATTTCACCGAATGAAGCAAGAAGTCGAGAAGGGTATAATGAATATGA